CAGATAAGCTCTCAGAGCGTTAAAATGGAAGTGAAAAATTTAACTTTCATAGTAAAAAACGAAGTCTATACGACGAGTAGGCACAGTATCCTACTTGATGTAACTGTGCCCCGTGGTCCCTTGACCACGGAAAAGCTTGCAAAAGCTAAAAAAAAGATTATTATAATAATCGTCAATTAATCAGAAATGGAGAGTCCCATGTATGATAAAAAACCCGAGCTTCATTCTTATGAACCGGAATTAACGTTTCAAGAAATAGCAGATATATTAGGAATACATCGAAATACGGTATTTAATATATATAATTCAGCGATGGTAAAAGTAACCAGGTACTTAAAAAGGCGATATAATGAAAAAACGATATAAAATGAGTGGTAAAAGCTCAAAACGTAAATTCAAAAAAAATGCAGGTACTAGTCGAATGAATATAGCGCCTCGTCCTATGCGCGGTGGTACACGACTATAAAAAATGCCCTGCTTTCATCCGATAACGGCCTATCAGCCTATTACTGGTGGCCAGGTAATCTTCCACGAAAAGCATGATCATCGAGCAGTCACAATACCTTGTCGACAATGTGTCGGCTGTAGGCTTGAACATTCCCGTCAATGGGCTATGCGAATAACACATGAGGCTTCACAGCACGACGATAATGTATTCATCACCCTCACATATGATGCAGAAAATCTGCCACCAGATACGTCTCTTAGAAAATCTGACTTCCAGAAATTTATCAGAAGTCTTAGAAAACGAACAAAGAAAAAAATTAGGTATTACCATTGCGGAGAGTATGGCGATCGAAATAACAGACCGCACTACCATGCAATCTTATTTGGACATAACTTCAAAGATTGGGTCTATCTATTCGACTCTCCATCTGGTGAGCCTATATACACATCACCGACTCTCGAAAACATATGGAAAAAAGGATTCGTAACAGTCGGAACAGTAAATTTCCAAAGTGCCGGCTACGTCGCACGATATTGCATGAAAAAACTCAATGGGCCAAAAGCAAAAGAAAGAAACCCAAAAACAGGTTTAAAACATTATGAACGAGTTAATCAATTTACTGGCGAGATTATTCCGGTCTTGCCTGAGTACAGCACGATGTCCACTCGTCCTTGCATTGCTAATAATTGGATTACACGCTATACACGAGACGTATATCCTAAAGATTACACAACAATCAATGGAATGCGGTGTAAACCCCCACGATCATACGATAGATACCTCGAATCAATTGATATAGAAATGTATGACGATATAAAAGCCGGAAGGCAGTTACAAGGTTACAACTCTGACGATAATTCTGCCCTTCGATTATCAGCCAGGGAAACAGTAAAGAAGGCGCAATTTAAGCAATTAAAACGGAGTCTCTAATGAGAACAAATATATATTCAGTCTATGACACAATAGCAAAAATCTTTAATAAACCATTTATGGAGCATAATGATGAAACAGCTAAAAGATCATTCAAAGCGAGTGCATCGGATCAGCCTCATATTAGTGATTATTCTTTATACCATCTTGGTTACTATGATGATAATACTGGGGAAATTATTCCTGTAGACCCTTTAAAAATATATTCAGGACTTGAATGTACCAAACCGACGGTAACGTCAATAACACCAGAAATGCAACGTGCAGATTTAGAAAAGTCTGCTTAATAATAATGGGCAAGGATGCCCTTTCATGAGGATATAAAAAATGCAATCAGTAATGACACATACCTTTAGCCAGGCTCCATCGATTCAGGCGCCACGTTCGTCATTTGACCGTTCACATGGTCATAAATTTACAATGGATGCCGGTTGGCTTATACCCTTCTACTGGGACGATGTACTCCCGGGTGATACGTTTAATATGCAGACTACAGCGTTTGCTCGATTAGCTACACCACTATTCCCGATTATGGATAATATCTTTATCGATACCCACTTCTTCTTCGTACCGACTCGATTACTTTGGCAAAATAGTAAAAAATTTTTTGGTGAACAAACTGACCCCGGTGATTCAATTGATTATCAAATACCAATATTAAATACTAGCGTAACATTAAAATCTTCGGCTGTTCCAGACTTAACAACCACTACAGGACAAAGACAAGCATTAATGAATTACTTAGGTGTACCTCATAATATAGGTGCAGATGATGTTGAAATTAGTGCTTTACCATTTAGAGCATATTGTAATATATACAATGAATGGTTCAGAGATCAAAACCTTATAGATTCAATCCCCTGGGTTTCAACAGATGGTCCAGATAATACCGGAACACTAGAAATGGGATTACGTAAACGTGGAAAAAGACATGACTATTTCACATCGGCATTACCCTGGCCACAAAAAGGCGATGCAGTTAGTATGCCTTTGGGTACACCACCCTCTATTGAATATGATGGTTTAGGTACTGGAGTAACTTATCAAGCTGTTACAAATGCTACTGGTGTTGTTGCTCTTACTGGTACTTCTGCTGATACTGAGGCAGATTGGGGTTCTATTCCTTCAGCTTCTGGTGTCCAGGGTATGCGTCCTGTCAATCCAGCTTTGGCATTAGATTATACTTCAGCTACAGCATCTACTATTAATGACCTTCGAGAAGCGTTTCAAGTACAAAAATTATTAGAGCGTGATGCGCGTGGTGGTACTAGGTATTCTGAATTAGTTAAAAATCACTTTGGTGTAACATTTTACGATGTTTCATACCGTCCAGAATATCTTGGTGGCGGTAGTACACCTGTCAATATTTCACCTATATCACAACAAGGTGTGACAACAAGCGGAACACAATTAGGTGTTGGTGATCTTTCGGCTATTGGTACTGCAACATTACATAATCATGGTTTTACTAAATCATTTGTAGAGCATGGAATCGTCATGGGCATAATGAGTGCGAGATGTGATCTTACTTATCAAAAAGGCCTTAGACGTGAATTTTCCAAATCTACACGATATGATATATATTGGCCTTCACTTGCTCACCTGGGTGAACAGGAAATTCTAAACAAAGAGATATTCTGTGATGGATCGGCTAATGATGATCTAGTATTTGGTTACCAGGAACGTTATGCTGAATATCGCTATAAACCGTCTCAAATATCTGGTCTATTTCAATCTGATGCTACAGGTAGTCTTGATGCTTGGCATTTATCTCAAGATTTCGCAACATTACCAACGTTAGGTCAGAGTTTTATCGAAGAAGACGGTGGTGCTACATCGGTATATGATCGTGCTATTCAAGTACCAAGCGAACCACATTTTATTGTGGATACTTTTAATAAACTTATATGTGCACGTCCTATGCCTACCTTTGGTGTACCTGGCATGATTGATCACTTCTAATGTCTCTTAATCCTTTAGACCTTGCCGGAGTAACTTTAGGTACCGGTGGGATGACATTACCATTTGTTGGCCCTGCTTTGGGCTATATGGGTGTTGGTGAGACAAATGATGCAAATAAAGAGATTGCTTCGGCTCGAAACGCTATGGAGGTAGAAGAAGCAAAAAAAGCACGTGATTTCAGTGCAACAGAAGCAGACAGGCTTCGTGACTGGCAAGTATCTCAAATTGATAAACAGCTAGGCTTCGAGGAACGCATGAGCTCAACAGCGGTACAGAGGCGTATGCAGGATATGAAAACGGCCGGTATTAATCCAATATTGGCCGGAAAATTCGATGCTTCTTCACCATCAGGAGCGGCCGCTGCCGGCTCACAACCTGCTACAGCAAAAGCAAATGCTCATGGATATGATGCTCAAAATAAGATGGCCGGTGCATTAGGTCAAACTTCAACGGCATTAAATCTTGCTAAACAATTTAGTGATATTCAAAAAGTACAAGCAGATACTGCTAATGTTAAACAAAATATGGGTATAAAAGCTCCTGCAGCAACGTTCGCTAAAGATGCGGATGAGGTATATAAAGGAGGTAAAGAGGTACTAAAAGATATGGCACCTGCAATATCAGGTGCTGTAACAAGTAGTGCAAATGCACTACAAAAAGGTGTCAAAGCGATTGAAAAATTCGCTGACCCTGATGAAGCAAAGCGTATCATGCAACAACCAGGAATAGAGACAACACCACATGTACAATCTCAAACTAATCCGATAAAAAACTACTTTACAGGTAATTAAAATGTCATTTTTAAAACATATAGATGGTCTACTAATCCGTAATCGTGTTCAATTTGAACCAGATCTAGACGAAGAAATTCGTGTAGAACAAAATCATAAAGACGAAGTCAATATTAATAATATAGTTAAGAGACATGGTCTCGATCTAATTGCTAAAACGGCTGCTATGCAGACCTTTACATTTGATGATAATCCTAATAACGATTTTCAGGAGACAATGAATGCAATTCTAAAAGCGAAGGACTCCTTCGCTAGTATTCCATCGGAAATACGTAAGCGGTTCGACAATAGCCCCGCTAAATTCTTGGATTTCGTTAGAAATCCAGAAAACAAAGACGAGTTGGTTAATCTGGGTCTAGCGCAGCGGCCACCAGAAACTCCAATCGTCCAGGTTCAAGTAATGAACCCACAACCAGCAGAGACTCCACCGGAGGCGTAACCCCTCGGGTGCTGCAAAAAAGCGGCTAAGAACCGCAAAAAGGGCCTCTAGGGGCCCTTTTTTTATAAAAGGGTCTATAGAGGCCCCGACGACGCGTAGCGCGTCAGATAAGCTCTCAGAGCGTTAAAATGGAAGTGAAAAATTTAACTTTCATAGTAAAAAACGAAGTCTATACGACGAGTAGGCACAGTATCCTACTTGAT